AAGCACTTCTATAAAGTCCAGCATATAAATCCTGAGATCCTGAAGTATCATATAAACCATAAAATCCTAGATCAACAAGATCAGAAGTATTATTATCATTTCCTACTATAATTAGTGGATCCTTGACACTTAAGGTGTCAGTATCCACAGTAGTAGTAGTTCCTTCAACAAGCAAATCACCTGTTACGGTTAGATCTCCTCCTATTTTAGAATTACCAGCAACTTGAAATGTAGTAGTAGGTGAAACCCCTATACCTATTCTAGTTGTTGATATATATAAAGGTGTATTTGTTCCTACACCATCTGTAATTTGTTTTGCACTAGACGTTATGATCCCGTTGTCAGTTGCTTTTAAAAGCGAATCATAAGTATCAGATATTCTAGTTCCTGTTAAAGTAGCTCCCATAAATATCTATTTATTTTTATTGTTTTGTTTATTAAGTATTTTATCAATAAATACTTTTAATTTAACTACATTCTCCTGTTTAGGTTTATAAGTATTTTTTTTACTTATCATAAAACCCATCCATTGAAATTCTCATTCTTATCAGGATACATTCCATCCTCATTAACATCATTATATTCCGGATATGAATTATTATTATTGTCCATATAATCTAAAAATCTTCTAACATAAAACTCAGCCTTATCTCTAGAGCTGTCTACCAAAGATTTAATTTCTTGCATCGAAGGAGTCTCTGAAGACTCACTTCGATGTCTAAAGACACCTCCGTTACTAACTTGATATGAAGCAAACATATAATAGTCACTTTGTGCAAACCAGATTAGCATTGGTGTTAAGTAGTCGTTTAGGAGTGTTTTATAATCCGCATTACCAGCATCATCAATAGTGTCATTTACTATTAATGATGATATTTTATCATATAATTTAGTTCCTAGATAATTCTGAATATGAATGTCCTGAGCTACTTCAATAAACTGAATAAATTTATCAGCATCTACAGCACCTCCAATTATGGATTTTCTTCTTAAATCATCAGTCGTTATGAATAGTGCTTTCATCTTTTTTCTTTTTAAATATTGATTTAACTCTTTCTATGGCAGATAATTTTTCCCCAGTCTCTTCTTCTCTTTTGATTTTAGTCTCAATGTTATCAAGTTCAGTAAACTCAATTGGCTGAAGAGTTACAAAATAAAGATTTAAATATATGCCGTTAAACTCTAAAAGCTTATTAAAGCATTCTAAGAGCTGTTCTTGGAACGGTCTAATAACTATGTTGTCCATAAGGATAGAAGCCGTTCTAAGCTCTTCTGCGTTATTCCCAAAGCCTGTATTGTCTTTAATACCAAGCAATATTGGTGATACAATTCTATGGCCCAACATTATCTTTTCTCTAGCTTCATCTGCTAAGAATTGATATTGTGCGTGAGCATCTGGTAAATGTATTGGCTCTATATCTGCTTTTCTTTCTGGATCCTCATTAAAGGCTAATATAAATTTACCTGAATTAGAAGTTCCTCCAAATTTATCCTGGATCTTACCTTCTATTAATTGCTGAGCTTCTTCATCCGGAACACCATTATTAAAATTAATAAGTAAACTTGGCTGTAAACCATTTTTAATATTATTAATGTGATAATTAGATACTTCTTCTTCTAAAGAAGAGTACTGTAAGGATCCGTGATAATCAACTGGAGCATAGTAATAGAATCCAGATCTATAGGGTTTAATGACGTAAAGCTCTCTGTATTCGCTTTTACTTCCGTAACCAAAAGCAGGAATCCTTTTAGGTTTATCGCTTGTTTTCATATCAGCCCATTTAGGATGATAGTAGTAAGCTTTTATTTGTCCCTTATCTGCTTTTTCAGCTCTAATAGTTTCCATTGGAAAATGAGTAACACTAGTTATAGCCGTTTTAGATTTATTATAAACAATTTGCATTGCAGCTTGTCCAAGTAATTTATAGTCATTTACAATTCTTTTTACCTGGTCTCCTTTTATAAGGTCTTTCATTCTAGCGTACATTTCAGGCTTCTCCTGATTATCTGTAGCATCTATACCTCTACCGTAGATCATATCTACAATACCATTTATACAACAAGAATTTGTTGGACTACTTAAGTAAAGGTTTATTAAGTTGTCAAAATAATCATTGTTTTCTCCATAAGTTACCCACTCTTTATTATAATGTTCTTTTATTTCTGGTGTAGTATAACCCTGTAGATTAACAACTCTAATATTATTTTTATATGTTTTCTTTCTACTCATATTATATTGTTATATATTTTTGTCCTGAAGGGGAAGCGGTATGCTCATCATACTTTCCTGTGTTTAATGTATGAGGAATAGTTCTGTCTGTTTGAGCTGTACAATATGCTTTATCTCTGTATAATAAACTTCCTGATCTTGTAACCTCTATATAATACATTTTACTTTCAGATAAAATACTAAAAGTACAAGGTATTTCTATAAAGTTTCCACTATACGTTGCTGTTAGGCCTGTTAGTGTTTCTGTTTTTCTAGTACCATCTTCGGTAATTTTTAACTGTACATTACTATCTTCTAAGTAAGATCTAGGTACAATTTTAATTGTTTGTGAAGTTGATATCGGTAATAGTATTATCATATATAGATAATCAAAAAAAACCTATTCTGTTTTAAATAAAAAAGCCCCACTAAAAAGTGAGGCTTTTATACAAATTAAGGATTGATTAGTTTCCTCCTCCTGGTATTCCTGACGGATCATCATCAACATCTACATCAGTAGCAACTCCAGGCACAACAGTAATTGTACTTGCATCTCCTAAAGTTAATTGAGTATCTGTTTCAGCAGTAACAGAAATAAAGTTAGCAGGCTGTCTTTCTTGAGCAGATAAAGTTAAATTATATCCACTTAAATCTCCCATTGCAGATCCAGTAGAAATAGTTCCACCAGTTACATCAGCTCCGTGTTCATTACCTACATAGAAATAATTATCGTTATTATCTTTTACAATAATGTGTGGTCTTCCAAAAGACAATAATTTAATTTCTTTATGGTCTTTTAGTGTTAATTTAGGTAAAACTAATGTTAGAACTTGCTCAAAGAATGTTCCTCCAGTATCAGTAGAAGAATTAATTGTTTGCTCTAAATTAGAATTGCCTTTAAGATCGTATCTGTAAGCAGAAAGTCCAGATCCAAGCCCATCAATTTCATCTGTATTAGTACTGTCATAAGCAACATCAGTTGTACCATAGTTGATAAAATAAACGGCTTTTATACCTCCTACTGAGTCCTTACACGGTCTTTGTCTTCCTTGTGTTAAATCGCAACTCATATTATTATTTTTTTATATTAAAAAGGCGGCGTTAACCGCCCTTTTGTTAAACATCTATTTTATTTATTATGCTAGTGTAAGTAATGCTAAGTCACTTCCAATACCATATTGAACTCCACTTGTAAACCTCATAACTATTCTTACGTTTTGAGACCCATCAAGATCAGCCATATCAATAACTTTTACTTCGTTGTGGTCAGATAATAATCCTGTTCCAAAGAATAAGTTAGATTTTTCACCTGCAACAATGTGATCAGATGGCATACCTGGAGTATAAACAACTTCAATACCTTCGAAAGACAATGAAGCATTGTTGTTATACCATTGGTTTCCTTCAGCCTTGTAACCAGCAGCACCTAATCCGTTAGAACCATATCCACCTAAGTGTCTGATGTAAGCTTGCCAAGCAACTGGCGGTACAAATAATTTTAAGTCTTCTTTTCCGTAAACTGCGTTAGGAACAGCGTCAACAACGTTACTTAACAAAGTAACAATGTTAGAGGAAGTAAATGAAGTTTCAGCACCGTTAGCAGCATCGTTAACGTCTCCGTCAGCACCCATAAGAACTGTAAATCCGTCAAATTCACCAGCGTTTCCATTTACACCGCCCCAAATATTTTGCTCAGTTTTCTCAGCAACTTTAGAAGCAACGTGAGAAATTAAGAAGTCACTAAATTTAGGAGGTAGTTTATCAAATGAAGAATATCCCATTTGAATAGCTTCCCAGTCAGATCTAAAGTCTTTTTTACAAAGCTCTATGTTTACTTGGAATTCTTCTGGTTGAAGGATTCTTTCAGTTAATGTAATTGCACCTGTGTCTGTAAAATCACAAGAAGCATCTTTAATTAAGTTTGCGTCTGTTGCAACTTTCTTAATTACCTCTTTGTATTTTACATTTGGTTTAATCTCAATGCTTCCTTTGTCAAGTGTAGCACCTGATAAT